TTGTTTTCAAAGACAGGAACCCCAGCTGCCTTTGCTTTAGATTTAGCAGCGTCGAGATATGTGTCAACTGTGGTTGTCAGATAATCAACTGTAATTTCGGTCTCTGCCTCGTCTGCCGTAATGCCATAGTCGGAAAGAGTAACGACTGAACCGTTTAGGGTCCAGTCGCTATCTACTTTGGTAAACTCGTAAAGTCCACCTTCTCCAACCTTTTCGATAAAGGCCGCACGGTCGATTGTCGCGTCTCCTGTGACAGTTACGGTATCAGGCGGCAGTCTGAGATATTCTTTCAAATCTTTCGCCGTTACTGCCATAACAAAGCCTCCTTATGATGCGGACGGAATAGTAATAACGTTGGTAAATGCGTGCCCAGTGCCGTACATAATCTTGCAGCGGAAGGACATGCCTGCATCAGTGGTGGCGTCTGCAACGGTCAGGGTAGCTTCATTGTAGCCTGTGTACGCATCGGTCAGGTCTTGCCAAGTAGTGGTTACAAGCTTCTGCCACAGATAAGTGATACCGGAGGTCGGAGCCTCGCCGTTGAAGATTCCTACTGCACTTATGGCGTTAGTAGACTTAGTTGCCACGCCGCCGATTACCGCAAGGGCTGTGGTGGCAAGTCTGAAAGCACTCTTGAGCTTGATCTGGTGGTCGCCCCATGCGGTCAGGACGTACATGTATACGCCTTTGTCAATATCTTCATCAGATTTCAAGGTTGCAACAGGTTCATAGTTCTGTTTTGCATAGCTGAAGTCACCGACAATAGGGATATCTGCTTTGTCGTTGAAGATTACCGGAACGCCCAGCACTTCCTCAGGCTTTGCGGTGAACAGTTCATTGTTAGAACCGTTCAAAGTCTGCAGGTAGGTGTACCAGTCAGCACTTCTCATCATGACTTTTGCATTTGCGCGGAAAGCATCAGGAAGATCGCCAAGCGCGGCCATGATGGCGGCGACTATGTTAGCGCCAGTAACGCCCTTAATGCCGTTCATGTAGAAACTCATGTGTTTGTGGGTGTCGTCGGCACTTTTCGCAAAAGCACGCAGTTTTTCTTTTCTTGCCAAGCCGGAACGGAGTTCGTTCTCAATGGTATTGACCAAGTTGGTATCAGTTCCCATGAGAACGGTGTCAGACACCTTGATTTTGACTTTGGTTTTATATCTGCCGTAGGTCACAGTATCGGCCGTAGCTTCGATTTCCTTGGCGGTTTCAAAGTCAATAACATCTTCCAAGAGATCCTCGTCGTCAATGGCGAAACTGATTCTGGGTTCTTCCAGGCCGGCAATCTGTGAAGTCTGCTCAACCCTTCTGAGGGAGTTCTCTTCAAAAGGTTCAGCAATTAATTCACTTGCAAGCGTGGTCGGGAGTAATGCAGAACCGCTTCCCAAATCTGCGGAACCGGCAGGAATGGCGCCAAGTCCGGCATATACCTTTGTTCTGTCCTCACCCGTTGCAACAGCACGATAAAAAGCCGCTTTGCTTTTAACAAGGTTGTCCTTGTCGGGATTGCCGGTGTTCGGCTGTTTTCCTAATGCTTCTCTCTGCTGCTTCTCCATCTCGTCATGCTGTTTCTGCAGGAGATCGCGGCGTGTGACCATCTCGTCCCTGTGAGTGGTCTTTGCGTTAATCTCATCCATCGGTATAGTGGGATCCGCTGCTTTTTCGGCAATCCAGTCAGCATCAGCTTTAATCGCTGCGTTCATGGTAGCCAGTTTTTCTTTAAGTTCAAACAGTGTCATGTTATTCTACCTCCAAATATTTTTTGTTTTCGGCGATCAATTTCGCCCGTTCTGTCCGCTCGTCATCATCGGCGAGCGACATTTGCAGTTGCTTGATCATTTCCTTTTTTTCTTCGGGTGTCATTGTGTCGATTTTTACTTCTTTGGTCACCCCTGCGCCTCTCTGGGCTGGTACTGCCACAAAAGATACTTCATAAGCATCTTTGGGGTCTACTAGGTCACCGACGCACATCTTTCCATCGTAGGTGTCGCCCTTGAAGTGGTTGTTTTCGCAGAGTTCTTTGCCAGTCTGCCAATTATAAGAGAATTTTTCCCCACAGATTGAACAATTGCATCCTCCCATTTTGCAACCAACAGAAACCTCTTTCTTGATTCCCCCTTCGATGGCTTTGATGAGTTCGGCATTGCCTTCAGTCCTCAGCATATAGGCGCTGCCACGCAATACCTTCTTGGGTTCTCCCATCACGGTCTTTTCAGACAGTTGCTCCACGAATGTACGGTATAGCCGTGCAACTTGCTTTTCA